GGGAAAAGTCAGCGTATCTGGTGGTAACAGCAATCCTTATAACGTACCTCTGGCTTTGGTTCCTGTTCGTCGCACGACTGGGGAAGACTTGATGGGATGGATAGCCTGTTGCGTGTTGTTTGCCGTCTTCTTGCCAATAGGAGCCATGCTGTACCTCGACATCTTGGAAGCCAAGCACGATGTCAAAGCGCAAGTAGAAAAGGTCGAAAAGCTTCGACGAGAAATTGAAAGGATTAAACGTGATAAGGAACCTTCTAATAACAGCATTTCTGACAACCCTGTTTTTGATAGGGTGCGAAGACCGTTATCGCTATCCGTGTCAAGACCCTCAAAATTGGGGAAAGATTGAATGTGAACCACCCCAGTGCGAAGCCTCTGGAACTTGTACCAAAGATTTGATCACAAAGGAGATGTACGATGCCTTCAAGAAGAAGCCCTGAAGAGTGGCAAGCACTTAGTCAGTTTTGGACATTGATGTTTTTCAACATAGCTATTGTTGGAATGATTTTTGGTTTGCTGTATTGTGTGATGTTTGTCACCCAGCCCATGGTTGGACAAGCAAAGAATGACTCTTTCTTGCTTGAACTGCTGAAGACTGCGGTGATTTCCATGATCTCCATCATTGGAACCCTGCTGGCTGTCAACCATGGCAGTCAGGCTGTGGTAACCCCTCCCAAGCCACCAGTTAAGCCCATGGAGCCTGTAAAGCCCCTGAGCAACCCCACGGAAGTCCCATGAGCTTGTTTAACCCTTACGTCCTGCTTGGCATCGTCTTGACGGTGCTTTCTGCCTTTGGTGGAGGGTACTGGAAGGGTGGGAAAGACGAGGTCACCCGCCAGCAACTGGAGATCGCCAAGCTCAACGCTGAAGCTCGTCAAAAGGAGCAGGCGTTGGTATCTGCCGTGAATGCCCAAGCCAATCAGTTAATGAAAGCAAACCAAAATGCAAAACTTCAAGCTCAAAAGCGCGATGCTGATATTGAGTCTGGTCTTATCAAGTTGCGCGTCCAAGCCCACTGCCCCGTTCCAGCCTCCACAGATACCGCCCCTTCCTCTGGAGCTAACCTTGGAACGGCATCAGCCGAACTTGACGCAACGACTTCTCGACTCATTGTCAGCCTCACCGACGAGGGAGACACCGCCATCCGTAAGCTCAACACCTGCATCAACCTCTACAACGAAGCCTACCAAACCCTAAGGAGTAAACCATGAACCTGTCCGAGAATTTTACTTACGAAGAGCTTACACATACAGACCATCGTGAATTGGAGAATGAACCAAATGAAACTGAACTTGCAAACCTTAAAAGACTGGCAGACTTCCTTGAAACAGTCAAGATTGTCCTTGGCGGTAGGCCGATCATGGTCAACTCTGCTTTTCGTAGTCGAGCAGTCAATGAAGCTGTTGGATCGAAAGAAACCAGTCAACACCGAAAAGGGTGTGCCGCCGACATCAGAGTCCCGGGTTTGACCCCAGACGAGGTAGTAAACGCCATCATTGCCGCTGGTTTACCCTACGATCAGGTGATCCGCGAGTTCGACCGCTGGACGCATGTCTCTATCCCCAACACTGAGGATGCCGAACCCCGCAACATGGCGCTGATCATTGACAAATCAGGCACTCGCGCATTTGCTTAAATTCAACTTAATCCCTAGAATGAGCCTCAGTAATTTCTAGGGAAAACAGCCAGAAAGGGCGATGATGTCTACTCCAAGCTGGGTCATGACCTATGACACCCTCAATTCAACTGTCCTCCAGTATCTGGAGCGCAGTGATGCGGCGACGACGGCGGCTATCCCCACTTTCATTACGCTGTGCGAATTTGAGATCGCCGAGGAGATTAAAACCCTTGGTCAATTGAACGTTGCTACTTCCGTCATGGTCGCCAACAACCCAGTGCTTCAAAAGCCTGCAAGGTGGCGCAAGACGGTTTCAATGAACATCACCACCACCAGCGGTACGCAACCCGTCCTTTTGCGCAAGTTTGAGTACCTGAAAAACTACTGGCCTGACGCTACCCAGACGGATGCTCCTCTTTTCTACGCTGACATCGACTACGACCATTGGTACTTAGCTCCCACTCCCAGTCAAGCGTACACGTTTGAGGTGCTGTACTACGAGCGCATCCAGCCTTTGTCGTCTGACAACCAAACCAACTGGTTGACCCGCAACGCCCCGAACGCCATGCTGTATGGAACCCTGTTGCAGGCTATGCCATTCCTGAAAAACGACCAGCGCCAGATATTCCAGCAGAAGTATTCTGAAGCAATCGCCGCGCTGAAGACCGAAGACACCACACGAGTTGGTGACCGACAAACCATCGCAGTGGATAGCTAATCATGACAACCTACCAAAATCCGTTTACAGGGCAGACCATCAACCCATCGCAGGTGGGCTATGAGTCGCTGAGTATCTCTGCCAACACCACGTTGCAATGGCCTGTCAACGGCAATAACTCCAACGTTGTTGCCAACATCATGGACATCACCGCTACAACGGCTGGTCTGTCCTTGATCCTCCCATCCGCCCAGCAGGTGTCTGTTGGTCAAAACATCATCATCAGGAATATTGGCTCCAACTCGTTCAACGTGACGGATGCTGGCTCCAACGTGATCGCCACGATTGCATCAGGTATTGCTGACTTCATCTATCTGACCGACAACGGCACTGACAACGGTGTTTGGACGGTTATCACGTTTGGTGCGGGTACATCCTCAGCCAACGCCGCTACCCTTGCTGGATACGGTCTGGTGGCTCTTAACACCACGTTAAACCAATCACACAACATTACCTCCATCTCGTTTGGATACGCTATTCAAGCCAGCGACCGTGCGGGATTCTTGGTGTGGAACGGCGGTGTGGGTACATTGACCCTGCCTACAGCCTCGACTGTCGGCAATAACTGGTTTGTGATCATCCGAAACAACGGCACTGGTATTGTTACCGTCCAACCTCAGGGTACTGACACTGTTGATGGCAACTCAAACGCCCAGTTGCAATTGACCGAGTCGTTTGTGATTGTTTCCAACGGAACCAACTACAACACCTTTGCGTACGGTCGATCAAACCAATTTGCTTTCACTACTCTTGCCAAAACAATCACAGGCGGTACGGTAACTCTGACCTCTGCTGAGGGCGCAAACGTTATTCAAGAGTACAGCGGCACTTTGACTTCAAACTGTACGGTGATTGTTCCGTCTACGGTTCAACTTTACTCCATGCAAAACGCCACCTCGGGTTCCTTTACCCTGACGTTTAAGACATCGGTGGTAGGTGGAACTACATATGTTTTGCAACAAGGTCAAACGGTGATCTTGATCTGTGACGGTACAAACGTCTACAACGCCAATACAGCCCAAGCTAACGTGCTGTCTACCCTGACCCTTGGTAACGGTTCAGCGGCGGCTCCATCGCTCAATTTCAGTGGTGACACGAACTCTGGTTTTTACCTTGCCGCCACCAACCAACTTGGATTCACACTTGGTAATACCAACAGGATGACCCTGACAACCAGTGGTTTGTTGGTTCCTGTAGGTATCAGCGGAGGCACATTTTGACAGCAAAGGTCACTACCCTATCGGTCAAACCCGGCATTCAGCGGGACGGTACTCAGTTTGCATCGGACACTTATGTCGATGGTCAATGGGTACGGTTTCAGCGCGGCATGCCAAGAAAGATCGGCGGGTACAACGGCATCTTCTTGAATGCCTCAGGCATCTCTCGCGGGATGACCATGACCTCTGTCAATGGGTTGAACTACGTTGTCTCTGGATACAACAATGGTCTGGAGCAATGGTCTACCGACAATGATGACGGCGTGGGGTTTGGCCCCACCGTCCTGTACCCCGTAGGCGCAATTTCCACGTTCAGCATCACCACAAATGGTAGCCTGTACACCAACGGAACCTACACTGCGGTTGCTTTACAAGGCGGGGCAGGCACAGGAGCCAAAGCCACCGTAGTGATAGCCGCAGGTGTTGTTTCTTCTGTCACCATCACAACCACTGGCACTGGATACCAGATTGGCGATGTCTTGACTGTCTTGGCGGCAAGCGTTGGCGGCACTGGCTCAGGTTTTACTGGAACCGTCGGATCATTAAACTACTACTCCAACAATAACTTGAATTTGTGGCAGTTTGATATTGGTTACGACTCGACAGGCGGAGCAACCAACCAACTTATTGCGCACCCCGGTTTAAACCTAGTTGCAATCGACAATACTACAAACACCCGACCTTTGTTTGGCGTATTCCCAAGCGTTACCAACCAACTGTCACCTGTGGGTGTCTTTACAGCCGCAGGAACAACCAACTCCACCACAACTTTTACGTTGACAACAGCAAATACTGCCGTTGGTGCAGGCGTGTCTATCAGCGGCTCTGGTATTCCCGTTGGAACAACCGTTGTATCCGTTGTTGGAACAGCGGTGACTATGTCAGCCGCCGCAACCGCATCCGCAAGCATCACGGCAACCTTTGACAACAACATTTCCGTATCTGGTGGTGTGGTTATGCTTCACCCGTACCTGTTTGTGTACGGCAACAACGGATTGATTCAGAACTGCGCCGCTGGTGATTTCAACAATTGGACATCCTCAGATGCCAACGCCAACAACGTGTCCACTGGCAAGATCGTCAAGGGGCTTCCAATCCGTGGTGGCACTACTTCCCCTTCTGGACTCTTTTGGGCGCTGGATTCAGTGATCAGGGTGTCCTACAGCCCCACCACGGTGGGTGGACTGAACTATTATTGGAAGTATGACCTGCTGACCAGCCAAAGCTCCATCATGTCATCACAGTGCGTGATTGAGTACGACGGCATTTTCTACTGGTGCGGTGTTGACCGATTCCTTTGCTACAACGGTGTGGTGCAGGAAATCCCCAATACCTTAAACCAGAATTACTTCTTTGACAACCTGAACTACGCCCAGCGCCAAAAGGTGTGGGTGTCCAAGGTTCCTCGCTTTGGCGAAATTTGGTGGTTCTACCCCAAGGGTGACGCAACCGAATGTACGGATGCCATCATCTACAACGTGCGTGAGAAGACTTGGTACGACGCTGGACAAGCGGTGGGCGCTAGACGCTCTGCTGGTGCGTTCTCTGAGGTGTTCAGGAACCCTGTGTGGTCTGGCAACGAGATGAACACACAAGGAAAGTACACCATCTGGCAACACGAGAAGGGTGTGAACCAGATTTACCTGACCAACGTCGATGCAATCCGCTCCATGTTTGAGACTTGTAACTTGGGGTTGGTCACAGGTGGGCCGGGCAACCCGCAAATCGTAGGCGACAACCTATGGGCAAGGATTGACCGAGTTGAACCTGACTTTGTCCAAGAGGGCGAAATGAACGTAGTCGTGACTGGTAAAGGTTACGCCAACGATGATGACATTGAATCTGCTCCGTATGTATTTGACAAGACTACTTTGAAGGTAGACATGCGTGAGCAAAGGCGTGAATTGAGACTGCGGTTTGAATCAAATACCCAGAACGGTAACTACCAGATGGGTAAGATTTTGATCTCCGTTGAGGGTGGTGACGTTCGCTCGACTGGAAACCCATGACAGCTTACGACCCTCGTGGAATGTCTTGGGATCAATGGTGCAAACTCACCGAAGAGTTGTTTGCTCAGCAACAGCTTGGAAATGTCCCAGAAGAACGTTGGAAAGACTGGGTTGATGGATTGGCTGGTGTGGGTAACTTCATGAATTCTGGAGTACCTGACAGCAGAGGATTTGAAAAGTGGCAAGATTGGGCAGAACAGTTCGTTGGCATCATGAATGTGGGATAAATATGGAATTTCTTGACTTGTTAAACAAAGTGGCTAGGTTTACCAGACCAGCGCATCAATCTCTTGCTCCGCTGGATAGGATGGATCAGCCATTTGTTGAAACAGAATTAGATTCACTTGATGGATTGATTGTTGTTATGTATTTTTCAATCATCTATGACATCCATGATGATTTGGTAAAAGACTTTCATCCGCAAACACCTCAAGAGTTGTTTGACTTTATTGAACAAGAAAAGAAACGTGAATGTGTGTCCATTGAAGAAGCCATGGAAATGATCAAATGATTTACCTTACTGACTACCGTTATACAAAAAATGCTCAGGTAGACCTGATGGAGGACATCGTCCATCCACAGAAGGTACATTGGTTCCCTGATTCTTATAAACGAGCCAAGACTGGAATAGTCTACCCGCCACACAAGGTAGCTGAAATGGTTCTTGATCCTGAGCTTGTCAAAGAGATAAGAGAAAACCCTGTTGGTAAAACTGCGTTTATTCTTGCCTCTGGAAATGCACATTTTTCAGGTATCAATCCTCGTACCACCAAGCCAACCAGCTTGAGCTATGAGTACAAGTTCTTGCCATTTACTTTGACTCAGGTGTATGCAGGTCGCACGGCTCAGGCTTTTGGAGCTAACGATCATATTGTCACGGACTCAACCGCCTGCGCTAGTAGCTTGAAGGTGCTAATGGATGTACAAAACCTGATTGACAATTTTGGATTTGAACGAGTTGTTGTCCTTGCTATTGAAGATCAAGTCAATAATTCAGTTTTGGAGTTCTTTGGTGAAGCTCAGGCATCTTTAACTTGGAAAGAAGAAAGTCAAGGTGTTATTTCCTCAGCTTTTGATTCTGTCAACCATGGATTCCATGTTGCCCAAGGCGCTTGTTTGGCTATCTTTGAATCTGGAAAGACCGCAATGCGTGGGTCAAAGCGCCCTAAAGCCACCCTTAAAGGTGCTTATACCGCCAGTGAAGACTGCGCTAATGCCATAGGTCAAAGAGAGGATGGGCAAGGCTTTAAACGTGCCATGGAAGGCGCATTGTTGATTAGCAAAATACGACCATCCAACATTACAATTGTGAAAACCCATGGAACAGGCACAAAGTCCAACAACATTGCTGAAAAAGCCGCTTTGGAAGACGTGCTGTCTGAGTACGTTGCCACTAGCTACAAACCAACTATTGGACACACTATGGGTGTCAGTGGTTTGTTGGAGACTTGCATGTTGCTGGATGACCTTGATAAAGGTTTTGTTCCAAAGATTGCAAACAGAACGGAGATGGACACTAAATTTTTGTCTATCGATGTAGATGCCCCAAGCGGGGACATTATGACGTTGGCGGCAGGTATGGGCAGTGTTTATTCGGCGGCAGTGCTGTCTAGGGAGATTTGATATGTATGTCGATTCCAATCAGCGCAAATTAAACACTGCTGAAATCATTACAAATTTTTTGCAGAACTCACCGCAACCTCATCCGCCAAGTGTGATGATGCCTGCAATTTTGACTGAATTAAGCCAACCCAATACAAAGACAAAACAAATTGGAAACACCTTATTTGAAGTCATTCTTGGTCAAGGTCGAGAAGCTTTTTTTAAAGCCTTTAATGCTGACATAGGCGCTAACTTTGTTGAGAGTAGCAAAATGTTTTGTGTGTGGGCGCACCGTGATTTGAATCTACAGTTTGTAGTAACCGAGTTCAGTGATCCATCACTTGAAAAACTTTTTAAGATTATTTCTATGAAACCTCCATTACCCAATATGGCATATCAAGCATTCCGTTTAGAAGATGGAGATATGCGCATAGTTTTAAAGTTAGGGGCATGACATGGCGGCAGTAGTCAAAGCTGTTCAAAGCGTAGTGACGGAAGTTTCGGATGTAATCCATGACTTCGGCATTCCTTCGGGCGGTGGCGGTGGTGGCGGCGGAATATTGGGTTTTGTAGGTGACGTTATAAGTGGCGCAGGAAATGCCCTCAAAGATGTGGGTGACTTTGTTGTCAACAAAATAATTGAACCTACCGCCAAGGTGGTAGAAAAAACAATTGAATCCGCAATCAATGATCCAATTGGTACGATTGCTAAAGTAGCCGCAGTCGCCACTGGAAACGCAGAGCTTTTGCCATTGATCAATGCCGCTGATGCGGCGGCTCATGGTGCATCAGCAGAGGACATTTTAAAGTCTGCCGCTGTCAGTTATGTGGCTGGTGAAGCAACGCAAGGTATTGGTCAAAGTGTGGGTAATGCCACAGGCAGTGCGCTTGCGGCTAATGCCGCCCAAGGTGCGGCAAGTTCTTTATTGCAAGGAAAAGACCCACTTACTGGAGCTATCA